ACACCATCTACCTGATAATTATTTCTAGGAAACTTCAATGCCTGTCCATCATCACATCTATCTCCATAAAAAACTAAGGTATCAATCCATCTTGCAGCAGATATTAATGCTCTTTTCTTTTGATCATCTGTTTTGTTTGTCCAAGTAGAAGAATCTGGGGAAGTATCGAAATAATCGTTAGCTTCAGATAAAGTAACGTAGCTATTAGCATTTTCTCCTTTTATTGTTGCGTTTATAGTGGCTGCCACGATTAGTAAAGTAATTTAGTTTTATTGTAGCGTAAAGAAAAAACCCCACCAAT